CACGCGTTGAGAAGCTGAGCGTCCGCCTCGCGCGGAGCGAATGGCGTCCCGTCTTTCTTGAGCTGCGCCGGGCGCTCGGTGCCATACCAGAGGAGTTGCTTGTCGCTGAGTGCCGAGAGCGGCACGCCAGCGTTTTTGCCGAAATGGACCTGCACGCTGCCCGCGTCCGCAATTGCAAAGACTGGCAGTGGCAGAGTGTCCGGCGTCGGAGTCGGTGCGGTCGCAGCCGTCAGACTAAGCATTGGCGCGGGCTTCGGCTTTTCGAGAGCGGCGCGGATGGCGCGAAGCTCGGTTAATAGTTCGAGGTGTTGTTCGGTGGTCATAAAGTTATGGTGTGCCTTTCATAGCGGCGAGCGCAGCCTCGGCTTTCTCGGCGCGGTCTAATGCAGCAACCAATTTTTGCCGAAGACCCACGGCAGCATTGTGCTCCTCAGTCCCGTCTTCTTCAATGGCCGCAAGCTGGGCGCGGAGGCGGGCGAGTTCGGCGGCATCTGTGGCCTTCATGGCTGCGATAAAGGCTGCGTGAGCCTCGCCGGCATCCTCGATCAACTTGCCTTTGTAGGTCATGCCGTTGCGGTCTAGGACTAGAATAGGCTCGGTCGTTCCCGATGGCGAGATGACCAGCATGGTTTCCGGTGGCGTCAGTATTTTCAGGCCGTTCGGCGTCGGCGCGAGGTCGGGCGTGGGCGTGCCAGCAAACGGCTTGGGCCATTCGGGTGTGCCCGCGTGGGGCGTGGGTTGGTCAGGTGGGTTCATGTTTTTGCCTCCGTCGCGGCGAGACCTGCGAGAAATGCCTGTTCGTGTTTGGTGAAGATCGCCACCGAGTCGGGCGAGAGTTTGTCGCCCCATACCATTTGCCAAGATCGCGCGACCATTAGGGCTTCAATGCCGTGTTCACTTAGCAGGCGCACTCGCTCGCGTTCGGCGGCGAGTTCGCGTTCAAGGGTGCGAGCGAAGTTTGGACAAACGGTGTTGTGACCTGCGGCGACGGTCAGCTTGACCGCTGCGTCGGTTCGTGGCGTCGGTTGGTCGGGTGGGTTCATTTGCGAACCTTTCGCTTGCGGCAGGGTATGCCTGCTGCGGTGAGGGCGGCAGTGACCGCATCCCGATAAATATCTTGGGTGATCGGGTGCAGGCCGGCCCAAATACTGGCGTCCTTCCGGTTGCACTGCGCAATCGCCGCCCGCTCCACAATCGCCTCTACGTCGTCCAACGGGATGACTGCGACGCGGACGGTGCGGGCCACGCCGGTCCATTTAGTGGCCTCCGCGTTGGAGCGGTGCAATGTTGGGTTCTGGTTTGGGGTGTTGTAATAAGCGGCCCACATCACGCGGGGCTTGGGTGTTTTGTTTTTCATTTCGTGCTCCTGTGTTGTTTCAAAATTTTCATCTCCTCGGCGTTAACCAGCCGCGCCAAGTAACCGAGGTCTTGCGCGATCTTGTATGCGTACCCGGTCGAGATTCCCAGCTCGCAGGCGACGCCTTTGATTCCCTCGTCAGCGTTGATCGCCGCGACGATGCGCGTCTTGTATTCGGGTTTGGTCTTTCGGCTCATCGGGAAAGCGCCTTGACCTTCGCTGCGTAGCCCTTGGTCGCCTGCTTGAGGTGGCCTTTGGGTCCGCCGTTGTGCACGCGTGCGAGCGTCTCGACATCGCCCGCCTTCCACGCTGCCGGAGCGTGACGCTTGAGATAGGCGGTTGCGACGCGTTTCGAGTAGTCGAGATCGGCAACGCGTGAGTAGTCGCCGGCAACGCGACTGTCCGCGTGGTAGGCGCGGTGAATCTGGAGCGGCCCGAGCGCCTTGCCACCGTCGCCGAGGATTGGCCCGGTGCGGCCGGAGGTCTCGACTACGTGCAGAGCGCGGAAGAATGAGGCGGGTGGCGCTGCGTGCGCGGTGGCCGCGAGCGCGAGGATTAGTAGTGCGGATTTCATTTGGTGAGCTTCGAGGCGTTGCGCTTGGCCGCTGCAATCTGCTTCGCCGTGCAGCCCGCGCCGATGCTTTCGGCGAGAGCGATTGCGCGATCAGCGCGTGCTTGGTCGGGCGCGGTGATCGCGAGGATCAGTGCTTGGGTGAGTGCTTCGGTGGTGTTCATTCTGCGAGCGCCTCCTCGATGTTGATTCCGTATTCTGAGACGAGCGCCGCAAAGTCGTTGCAGTTTGAGACCTCCCAGACTGCATCGCCGTTGGTGGCAAACACCAGTTCGTCGCAGACGCTGTAAAGGCTGATGCACCAGTCCTGATTTTCAGAGTGGTCTGGGTGGCGGAACGTCCCGAAGAATTCGGCGTGATTGCAATGAGCTGCGAGATACTCGTTGCGGATGCTGACTGATTGAACGCTGTCGATGCTGATTTTCATGTGGTTGATTGCGCGCTTCGGCGTTAAATCGCTTCGGCTGGCACCGGAAAACCCCGCGCCTCTGAAGAGGTAGCGGGGTGGTTTGCGGTGGTGGGTTTGCTCAGCCCATCTCGGCCATCCGAGCCATTCCGTCGTTGTATTCGCGCTCTTGCTCCGGCGTGGCGTAGAATCCGCAGAATTGGCCCGTTCCCGAGTCATCCATCACGCTCGCGGTGTGAATGAATCGTGTTCCTTCTGGTGCAGCGGCTTTCAAGGCTTCGAGGCTTTTGATCTGGGTCGTTTTGTTTTTCATGTTTTGTTTTTGTCGTCGGGTTAATTCCCTCCGATGCGAAAAATCTACACATCCGCCCCGCGATGTGAAGAAAAATGTGCGCGAAGTATCGCACGCAATCCGTGCGCGTTGATAATCAACGACTTACGTCTGAAGAAAAAACAGACTCAGCGCGGAATCACTGCACGAAATGAATCGTAAAGCGCCGCAAGCCTGCGGAGATGTTTGAGCCGTCAACGGTCGCCACTTGAAAGACCGTGTCGTTCGAGTTGTTGCCCGCCGCCGAATAGTCGTGCGCGATCAACAGCTCGTTTACCGGCGAGACGCACGCGGCGAGCACGTAGTCTTGTGTCGTGCCGAGCGAGTGCGTGAACGTGAACGTCTCGGTTGGTGCGCCGCCTGTGAGGTTTTCAACGTGCGAGAAACGATTTATGCCGAGGTTGGCGCGAGCCGTGGACGGGCTGGCAACGTCCGAGAGGTTCGAGGCTTTCTGAGCTGCGCCGGTGATGCGGGTGTCGTTGCCTTCGGCGACGGTGCCGGCAGTGGTGCCAGTGTCGAGCGTCGCGGCGTCGCCGAGCTGCCGAGCGTAGAAATTAAACAAATCGCCAGCTGCCGCCCACGCTCCTGCGGTGCCGCTGCGATTGATTGCTCGGACGCGAAAATATTGAACCGCTGGCGTGCCGATGACCGCTTGCGCGTATTCTTCTCTTGTTAGAAAGGCCCCACCAACGGCTGCGTCCGCTGCGGCGTCCGTGTCGGTAGTAGTTAACACCCACTGGTAATTCGCAATGTCGCGGTCGCTTGGTTTTGTCCACGTCACGACTGCCGTGTAATACTCGTTTCCGAGATGCACCACCGCACCTTTGTCAGCTTGATCTCCAGCGATCCGAGTCAGTCCTGTTAATGTGCTTGGCGGCGTCGTGTTGCTGGGAGCCGTTTGGCTGAGTAGCGAAGAAACCGGCGACAACGCTCCAGAAAACGAAATCCCTCGCGCTGCAAATTGGTAAGACTCGCCAACCGAAAGATCGTCGATGCTGACCGCAACGGAAATGACAGACGTAATTTGGTTTCCAATAATGAAATCGCTCGCTCCTGTGCGACGATAAAGCACGTCCAGCGCGACCGCGCCGGATGGCAATGGCGGAGCCGTGAGCGAAACGCCCGCAAAGCTCGTGCCGTCACTCGATTCATAGAACGTGGTGCTGATCAGCGTCGGAGCGTTCGGCGTGGCCGGCGCAGTCGGGTCAATCGGCCCAGCCGTGATGACCGACGGCGTGGCCTGCACGTAGCTCGTAAAGCCGCTGACGTTCTCGACTGAATCGTAAGCGGTCAGCCAATAGTAATAGGTCGTCCCAATGGTTACGTCCGTGTCCACGAACCGCGACGCGCGAACCTCGGCGATCTTGTCCGTGTTCGCGTTGGCCGGCGTGATTGCCGAGACGTTCCGGTAAATGCCATACTCCGAAAAGTCCGGCTCGGTGTTGTCGTTCCAGTCGAGCGAGACCGCCTTGCCGGTCCCGATGGCGGCGCTGAGTCCGGTTGGCGTTGCCGGCGGCGTCGTGTCCTGCGCGACGGTAATCGACCCGCTGAGATAGCTTGTCGAGATCCCGAAGTAGCTCTCGCCGTAAATCCGCACGTTGTAGTTCGTGCCGATCTTCACGTCGGACGAAATGAAGTCCTCGGTCTGTTCGCCCTCAACCGTGTTCCACGTCAGATAGGTCGTGCTTGCGGCTGGCTTGTATTCGATGACGACCGAGCCGCCCGACTGGATGAATTCTGCAGCCGGTGGCGTCCAGCCAACGCGGATGCGTGGCAAGATCGTGCCGTCAGCCTGCACGAGTTGAGTCGTCCCGTCCGCCGTGAGCGAAAGGCTCGTCGGTGCGCTGAGCGTGAACGGGTCGGGCAGCGTCGTGTTCGGCGAGTCCGGCACGGCGATTTGATCGCCGACGGCCCACGAGTAAACCGAGGATGCGGTTTCGCGTAGGGTCATATCCACGAACACCTGCGGCGGCGTCCCGTCGCTCGCGAAGTTCCACTCCATTACCTCGAACACCTTGGACGACCAGCCGAGCTTTTCGTTGGTAATCATTACCGTGTCCCCGGCGCGGACCTGCATCGCCTCAAGGCGGAAGCGTGCCGAGAACGTGATTTCCTCGCGAGCGCGGCGCAGTTCGAGAACGGCGAGCCGTTGAGCGCAACTAGGCGAGGTCGTGAACGGGAGAACTACGTCCCGAAAAAACACGTTGCTGTTGTCCGCCGTGACGTAGGTGGCCGAGCTGATCGTCGGGAAGTCCGTCACCTGCCAGTTGTTCGTCTCCGAAACGTAAACGCCTTTGACCGAGTTCACCCGGTCCCGCGCACTCGTCCTCGTCTGCACGTTGAGCGGCCCGACGAAATGCTTCTCGGTGAGCGTAACGGTTGGAATCCTGTAGGCGGACGCGTAAGGAACGATGCGCCCGCCCGTGTAGGCGATCAGTCCGCCCATCGCCGAGAGGAGCTTGCCGATGTTTTCGTCTGGAC